GTCTCAGGTTCAGCAAAGTCCACAAGGTGCTTTTACTGAACAAGAAATTGATAATCTTGTTAAAACTGAAAGCAGTAAAAACCCTTACGCTATTAATAAAGAAACTAAAGCAATGGGTTACGGACAATTCACGCCCGAGACTTTGGCTACTTTACACAAACAAGGTATTAAGTTTGACCCATTTGATGAAGCTCAATCAAGAAATGCAATCAAAACGTATTTGGGTAATTTGGTTGAGCAAACTGGTAGCAAAGAAAAAGCTCTTGCTGCCTATGGCGGTTTTAAAACAAAAGACCCGTCTCAATACATTAATAAAATATTAACTCCGCAACAAGCTCAACAACCTGAGCACGATGATGTTAGTAGTTTAATAATGAACGCTACTCCTATTGAAGAAAAACCTCGTCAAATGAACGCTGGTGAAAAAATGTTCCAAAATCGCATGGACTTTTTAAAGAAAACTGGTCAAGGTCTTGCTGGTTTAGCGGATGTAACTGTTGGTAATGTATTGCCTGGAATAGCTGGGCCATTAACATACAATATTGCTAGAGCTTTAAAACAAAATGAACAACAGGCAAAAACAAAAGAATCTCAAATTGTTAGTGGTCTTGAAAAACCATTTGGTAAAACTTTTGGAGTTACTGAAACACCAGCTTATCAAAATGAAGCATTGTCACAAGCTACTAGATTTATTGGTGAAAATATCAATAAAGGTGCTAAATGGATTTCAGAACAAACTGGAATTCCAGAAGGTGACGTTCAAAGTTATATAAATACAGCAACTTTAGCGGTTGGCGCACCAGCTGCTAAACTTACGAAAAAAACAGTTTCTTCTGTAGCTCAAAAAGCAATTTCTTTAGGAACAGAAGGTCTTGATACTTTGCGTGGATTTAAACAAGAATTACCAAAGTCACAACATTTTGAAGCTCAGATTCCTCCTAAAGTATCTCCTGGATCAGCAGGAGCAGCAGCTTATAATTCAAATCCCTATTCATTAACTGGTGAAGAGTTGGCTAGAGATGGGGCTTACCCAGTTGTTAAACTCAGCAAAATGGCTAAAGCAGTTGGGAAAAACGAACAAGCACAAAGAGCTTCTATTGCTTCTGAAATTACTAATAATGGTTCAGTAAGACCTGGTGTTGCATCTGGAGAAGAGCAAACTTTGCGTAATGAATATGTTAAAGCTAAATCTTCCAATCAAACTCCTGAAGGAGATTTAATTAGACAACAACTTGCAGATGAACAAAATGGTTTGTCCAATTATGCTCAAAAAATTGTTGACGAAACAGGAGCAAGTCCAACTTTAACGACTCCTGAAAAACGTGGTCGTTTGTTAAATGATACGTTTACTGGCCCTGAAGGATTGTCAGGACATTTTAAACAAGAAAAAAATCGTATTTATGAAGAAGCTAGAAAAAAACAAGGTGATAATCCAATTGAAGCCACAAACTTTGAAAATTTAATTAATTCACCAATATTTAAAGCAGAATTAAAATTAGGTCAAGTTCCTGATTTTTTGCCAGGTGTAAAAGAATTATACGATTTGCATAAAGAATCAGGTCTTCCATTGGGTGAAAAAAATGGTGTTTTAGATATAGCTAAACCTGGTTCACTTGCTGGACTAAATGGTCTTTCGCAATATATAAATAAAAGTTATAGTCCACAAACTAAATATTACATTGGTAGAGTAATGGATGCTCTTAATGAAGATATTGCAAAAGCTGGTGGTGAAGGCTTATATCGTCAAGCCAAAGATTTACACATTGCTGAAAAATCTTTATTTGGTTCTAAAGGAATAAAAACATTATTCGGTGAACTTGATAACAATGGTGTTCAAACTGCCACACCATTAGAAAAAATTACCGATAGATTAAACAATATGCCTCCAGCAGAATGGAGACATATTTATGATTTAGCAGAACAAATGTCTAATGGAAAAATTCAAGGTAAAGATTTTCAAATACCCATTCCAAAAGAATTACAACAAGCTGCAACTCAAGCAAAAAATGAAATGCTTGGAAGTATTGCCAGAGATGTGTATCAAGCTGGTGCAGATAAAATGGGAGAATGGAATTACAACTCAGCTAATAAAGTATTAAATTCACATTCAGACAAAATTGCTTATGCTTTTGACCCTGAAATACAACGAAAGTTTCATGTTTTAAATTATGGTGGACATTTAATGCCTGCAAAACATCCTTATGAAGGAGGTGGATTGCAACTGGAAAGAGTTGGTTTATTACAAGAAAAATTACCTCAAATTGGTGAAGTTGTAGGAGCATTTAAAGGTGGGCCAATTGGTGCATTTGCTGGTCGTAAAACTGGTGAAGCAGTTCAAGCAAAAATGACTAATAAAGATTTGCAGAAAAAAGCAAAGTCTTTAGAAAAAGAAATGAAAAACTTATCTGATCTAGGAAAAACAAAATGAGTTACTTACTTTCACCTGTTGGTAATGGCGTTGCATTTTTTAACAATGTAGGCATACCCTTATCTGGAGGGCAGATCAACACTTACCAAGCTGGGTCTACAACTCCACTTACAACATATACAGATTCAACTGGAACTGTAGCCAACTCAAATCCTATTGTTTTAGGGACAAGTGGCAGACCTCCAAACGAGATTTGGTTAAACAACGGATATTCATATAAGTTTGTTTTATCTGATGCTTCAAGTAATGTAATAGCGACATACGACAATTTATATGGTATTCCGAGTTCTACGTCTTCAAGTTCTACTTTGCCTAGTGGATCAATTATTCTTTGGTCAGGCTCTATCGGTTCTATTCCTAGCGGATATTATTTATGTAATGGCTCAAATGGCACACCAAATCTACAAGATACATTTATTGTCGGTGCAGGAAACTCTTATAGTGTCAACGCAACTGCTGCAGTATTTAGTTCAGGTTCAAGCGCACCTAATTACTATGCTCTTTGCTATATTATGAAGTCATGACCATGAGCGATATTGATATGTTCAAATATGGTCAGCTGGTAGCGACTGTAGAAACTCTTGAGAAAAAGATTGATAAATTAGAGGCATCTGTTTGTCATTTGGTTGAACTTGCTAATAAATCAAAAGGCGGGTTTTGGGTGGGAATGATTGTGGTATCTGCAATCAGTTCTTTTGTTGGTTTTGTTGTCCATTACCTAACGGGGAAATAAAATCGACCCCTTTACCCTCGCAATGATGGCTTTTTCTGCTGTAAAAAGCGGAGTGGCTGCCTATAAGGAAATTAAATCTACTGGTGGTGAAGTAGTCAAGATTGTCAATGAGTTGGGTGGTGCGCTTGGTAGTTTTTTTGACCATCAAGAAAAAGCGCACAAGGAAGCAGAAGAACAGAAAAAGAATCCTCCCAAGGGTAAGTCTTTACAAGCTATTGCATTAGAGAATGTACTGCGTAGAAAGCAATTAGAACAAGCTGAGTACGATTTAAGGCAGATGTTGGTGTATGAATCCCCGCCAGAACTCGGTGCAGTATGGACAGAATTTGTAGCGGAACGTCAAAAATTAACGACAGAACAGGCAAAACATAACGCTATATTAAAAAAAAAGAACAAGCTAACGAAAGAAGAAGAGCTGAACGGCTGGAGAAATGGAATATTAGAATTGCAATTTGTGTTGCAGTCTTGGTGGTCATCCTCACATTTGCAGTATTGATGTATGAGATTAATCAAGATTACAAAAACAAGAAAAGCGGACAAGAGTGGCACATCATGTTTATGAAACACTATTATGACGACTCAATAAACGCAGAATGTGAACATTTATTCAGACAGACAGGCTATTGGCCTAAATATTGTAAGGACTGACATGGATTGGCTTAAAACGATTGAACAACTAGCACCGACTATTGCTTCAGCTCTGGGTACGCCAGTAGCGGGAATGGCGGTATCTGCGCTTGAATCTGCGCTAGGAATGAAGTCTGAGGACATTCAAAAGAACATTGAAGACAGTAAATTAACTGCCGAACAAGTTGCATCTATACAACAGGCTGAGATTGCGTTAAAAGCTAAAGCGCAAGAGTTGGGTTTGAACTTTGAACAAATGGCGGTTCAGGACAGAAAATCTGCTCGTGATCTGCAACAAAGCACCCATTCTTTTATACCTCCTGTTTTAGCTGTGTTGGTTACATTTGGATTCTTTGGTATATTGGTAGGGCTAATGATGGAGACATTTAAAACATCTGATGCTTTGCTTTTAATGTTGGGTTCGCTTGGGACTGCATGGACTGCAATCATGTCTTTTTATTTTGGTAGCTCTGCAGGCTCACAAGCCAAGGATGCTATGTTACATAACTCACAACCAACAAAATGATTAATTCAAGAAACTTAGATGATCTACTTCCGCAAGTTAAAGCAAGAGTTGAAGATTTTATTAAGGCTTGTCAGCATAATGGCATCGACATCTTGGTTACTTCTACATATCGTGATTATGAAAGTCAGGATGCTCTTTATGCTCAAGGGCGCACAACTGAGGGCAAGATTGTCACAAATGCAAGGGGAGGTGACTCTTTTCACAATCATCGTTGCGCTGTGGATATTGTGCCTGTGGTTAATGGCAAACCAGACTGGGACGGATCACATCCAGTTTGGGCACAGATAGGGCAACTCGGAGAAGAATCAGGACTGGAGTGGGCTGGTAAATGGAAATCATTTAAAGAACTGGCGCACTTTCAGTACACAGGCGGTTTAACAATAGCACAACTTAAAGAAGGCAAGGTAATAGCATGAAGAACTTTAAAATTGAAGGCAAAGAATACAAGTCACCCAAATCACATTATGTGGTTTTAAGGGAACATGAAAAGAAAACTGAGCACGAGTTGCACAGACTAGAAGACAAGCTCAAAAAACATGAGAATTTGCCTATGGAAAAGGCACATCCGATTAAATAAGACTATTCTTGTAGTCTATATAGGTTTGGGGTAGAGGCACATTATCAGGCCACAAATTAGCTTCAATTAGCCAGTAAACTGTTTTAAGGTGCGCTCTATCCCAGAGCCTTTCACGTTCTTTTTTGCTGTAGATAGAACCTTGGTCTAAATCCATGTGGCAAACATGGCATAAGGCAGCGATCATATTGTCGTCTGCTTTTATAGCTTTACCTTTGCCATGTATGCCTTGATTAGAATGTGCGCCAACAATCGTGCCATCATCTACCCCACACATGGCGCAATTCAGATATTGGCAATTATCCAATAGCTTACGACTGCGAATGTAATCACGTTTGGGATTTGGTTTCATTTATTTCAATTTCGTTTTGGGCGCACCAAGCATAGAGCCATTCCACAAACTGTGATGCCTGTTCCTTAGTAAATTTACGAGATTGGAGACCGAGTTGCACAATCCGATGACTATCTAAGCTCGGTACAACTTTACCGCTTCTAAGCCCTGTTTCCGAGGCAAATTGGTCTATTAAAAAACGCTTCCAACTCTCTTCATCCCATTTAGCTCCAAGATGTGTAGCATGATGGGCAATATCAGCAATTATTGCGTGATATAACCTGTTTTGGTCATCTGATCTAACTGCATCCACAATTTCCATATCAAGCTGTTTGCCAACTTTGAGAGCCTCTAAAACTTTAGGCCAAACTCTGACCATTAATGCTTTGGCTTGTTCTTCATTTTCTAATTTAAATTTCATGGTTTAGACAACATTAGTTTCAGCATACGCATTGCGCTCTCAACTGAATCAACCAAGCAAAACGGCCCACCTTTCCAGTTTTCAGCAAAGTCTAGCTGGTTCTCGTTAAACCCTTTTTTGCCATACGCACTATCAGGGTTCTTTACCTCCATAAGTAGAGTCTCTCCTTCATATCCCACAAGAAGATCGCAGGGTTCTTTGATGTAATACACATAAGCCCCAGCCTCACGAAGAGCCTTGACTATTTCTGCCTGATTCTCGTCAACTCGTGCTGCTCGTCTCATTTTTCTTCCTATGTATCGTATTTTTTACATCTTCAGCTAGATTTGCAAATAATGCGTTACTTTGCATCTTCTGATGTACTGCATCCCTGATGTATTCTACCCAGCCAGGTTGCATTGCAAGGTGTGCGTACAGCTCTACAATCTCATCATACATTTGTTCAAAAGGCTCATCCATTGACAATCCACTTTCTCATTTCGTTAGAATTGCGGTATCCAATGGACTTGTAGAACCTTGGCGCAAGAACACGTACCTCTGGGGACAGTCTTGGTAATCTTTCCGCTACAGGGTACTTAGTCTCTTTTAGAACAGTTCCCTCAGGCCAAGGCGGTACTGGTTGCCAAATTGTTTTAATTTCCACTTAAGATTCTCCAAGCTGTTGCTGCACAAAGTGGGACTTGTCCATTTCCAATGGCTTTAAGTCTGTCCATTCTAGCGGCCACCCCATCAGCCACTCGACCCACGTTGGGTTCA